GTACGGAGGGATTGCATCCTGCGGCACAAATCTGCTGACTCTTGCCAGAACACCACCTGACGTAATGTTTTTCATGATGCGCTACCCCCTGAAACCCGGCGGAATTTCGGTATCCGGTTCAGAAATATGATTCACGCAACGCTGCGCGGGACCACGCCACAGTCGAATAACCAGTTCATCCCATTTCTCACGGAGTTTTTCCGGGCTCTTGATGTTTTTTATCCAGAACGGATCCCGTTGTGCCCGGCTGAACATTTCGCAAATTTGTCTGTGACTTCTTCCATCCAGCATCCGCATTGTGCGCACGTCATTGGCCCACGCCGTCCAGTTGGGCTCTTTCGGTCGCGTGATCTCACCATCGTCACTGGCAGCCTGTTCGTACAGGTTTACAACCCGCCCCCAGATCCACTGCGCACATGTCAAATCCTCCCGGGTTCCCCACTGGCGTTTTTTCACGCTGAACACAACAGCATCAGGATGGCGGGTTAAAAACGCCTGTTCAGCCGTCAACTCGTCCGGTTGCGAAGCGTCCGGACAAGAGAGTTTTTTATTCTCTGTTGTATTCTCTGTTGTATTCTCTGTAGGATCATCGGGCCATTTTGACCTGATGACATTGGGCCGTTTTGAACCAATGGAACGTTTCATTTTGACCTCTTCCATCGTGTCATTTTGACCTGATGGAGTGGCGCATTTTGACCCGATAGATTCGTTCACTTTGCCATCATCTAAAAGCGCGCTATCGTAGTTAATTGTGTAAAAATTAGTCATATCACGCTTCGATTTATTGAGCTTTTCGCTACGCAAAAGCCCCAGCGCTTTCAGACTTGCAAACGCACGCTTTAACGTTGACTCTGACCAGAACGGAAACTGTTCCAGCCATTGTTCCGTTGTGTTGTAAATCCAGCGAACGCCATCACATTCCATGCCGGAACTGGTATCCCTCAACCAGTAATGCAGTTGCTGCAACACAATGGCTTCGTTTAAACCAATCTTCATCGCCAGCTGTGTGTTTATAACCAGCGGGCGTTCAGCAAAAAGAAGGCTCATAATTCCATCCGGCTTTTTGTTGGTACTGGTGACGATAGGCACGCTTGAAAGCGATTGCTTTTTCTATAAGCTCGTCTGTCTCACGTTCCACAACAGCTGGATCTGCAAAAAGCAGCCCGGACTCCACCACATCGCCATATTCTTTGTTTAACCCGGCAATCATGTACGTAATGCTTTTTCCGTCAGTAATTTCGCGGTACAACCTGAAATCACTAATCCGGATAGCCTCCATAATTGCCGGAATCAGCGCCGTGAATTTTTCACGCTTATCCCTGGTGTCGATAGCCTTCCAGCGTTCGAATATCTTCACCCGGTTAACGCCAAGCGCACGCTGATCAACCCCGCCATCATCAAGCGTGACACGCTGAACATCGATGTTCGGGCGTTCCTGTAGAGCCCAGAAGGCTTCAGTAATTAATATCGTCGCCTGCTCCTGCGTCATTCCTGGTCTGCATACCCAGGCATCCAGAGCCTCGCAAACCTGTTCAGGTGTGATTTTCATTGTTCACCGCCAGTAATTCATTCGCTGTACTCTTACGTCCACAAGGCAGGCCATCGGTTGGGTTAGGGTAAATATCTGGTCGGAGCTCGTGGGGGGTGACAGTCCACGCCATAATCTCACATAGTTGTAAAACCCTTGATGCAGGGACCTGTTGCCCATTAACCCATCGACATACAACCTGCTGTGGCAACCCAATCAAGCGAGCAACACCCGCTTGGGATAACCCTATTTGGCGAATTTTATTTTTTAAACATTTATGCATATCGCTAACTCCAATCAATCGACACCACTTATACACTTTAAAAGTTACACTATCAACACTTTCAAGCTGATTGTGCTGGCTACACTTTTTTTGTGTAAAATGAATGCATGAAGCGAATGACCACTCTTGAAATAACCACGTACCGGATAAAACTGGTGCTGGAAAAAACAGGGCTTAAGCAAGCAGAACTAGCCCGCAGAATAGGTGTTGCCCAACAATCGGTCCAAAAGTGGGTTCATGGCATCACAAGCCCATCAATGGCTAATCTTGATAAACTTTCTGAAGTAACAGGATTCCCTCCATATTGGTTTATGTTGCCACCAAGTGAGGACGAACAGATTGTGGTACCTGACACAATGAAAATAGGTCCGAAGCAAAGAGAGCTACTTCAGACATTTGGTGCATTCCCAGAGGAAGAACAGGGACAAATGCTTCAGGAGATGAAAGACAAAAAAGAGTTAATGGAGCGCACAATTGAAAGATGGCTCGCTGCCCGGAAAGGGCATCGAGCATAATGACCACCATACACAGACGGAGGTGTGCCATGAATACGGCCCTTTCACCAATGGTTTCTGAGTTCGAAACCATTGAACAAGAAAACAGTTACAACGAATGGCTGCGTGCGAAAGTAGCAGCGAGCCTTGCAAATCCGCGCCCAGCAATTCCCCATGACGAGGTTGAGCGCAGAATGGCAGAACGCTTTGCTAAAATGCGCAAGGAACGGAGTAAGTAGTAAATGTTACCCGTGTTATGGCTTGAAAGCGCAGATACCGACCTAGATGATATAACTAGTTATATTGCTCGTTTCGACATAGATGCGGCAGAACGCTTATGGCAGCGATTAAGGGGGTGTGTGCTGCCGTTATCCGAACACCCGTATTTATACCCACCAAGCGACAGAGTACCTGGCTTGCGTGAGATTGTAGCTCACCCTAACTATATAATTCTTTACCGTGTAGCCACTTTAAGCATTGAGATCGTGAGTGTAGTACACGCCAGACGCCAATTCCCCAAGCAGAACTAACCCTTTCACAGGGCCGTCTCATCTCGAGGCGGTTTTTGTTGCCCACAACCTAACTTTATAAGTGTTGACATAATAACTTTAAAAGTGCATCCTTGTTTCACCAACCCACCCCATTCAACAGAACGCAGGGCAATACTTCGAGTTACCCGGCAGTGGTCAGGGGTTAAGTAGCCAGCCCGAGGCGTATGAACATGACGGCGGGAACACTTTGTATAACAGCGCAGCAGGTTTTTAGTTCCGCGACCCGGCGTTAAGGGTAAATGAGGTCAACATGGATACGCTCAATCTTGGCAACAACGAATCTCTGGTATGCGGAGTATTCTCCAACCTGGACGGCACGTTTACCGCGATGACGTATACCAGAAGCAAAACGTTTAAAACTGAAGCTGGCGCGCGTCGCTGGTTAGCCAGAAACACTGACTGATGAGGTTGACGATGGAATTTAAAGATTTACCAGTACCATTCCAGGAAATGGCAGCGAATATAGTTCGTTCTCAACTGGCGACTCTTGACCTGAGTACCGTAGAAAAAGAAACCATCGACAATATATCCGGTAACGTGCGTCGAACCTTTATCGGGCTGTACGAAGAAAAGTGGCCATTCGGCGGACAAAATTCGCCTGAAAACAAGAATCAAGCGAATGATGAGAAGCTGAAACACGTTATCGCCTTACTACTGGAAGATGCAAAACGTCTACAGCAACTGGAACCAAATGCAGGCACCGAAGCCCACATCTGGATTGCCATAGAATCACTCAAATGTGAAAGCGATGATTATTTAAAAACCATAATTAAAACAACTCAGCTTTCTGAAGAGCTACCGAAGAAATTGCCATAATAATATGTTTTTCTTATAGAGGGGTTAGAAATATGGGCCAGCATTATAGCAGCCCCATATAACAGAAAGTATTTTAAATATTACGCCGTATCTTGTGATTGTTTTTTAATATATTCATACAAGCGCACAAGTTGTTTCAACTCTTCAAAGCACATCGCGGAATTTTCAATTTTTCCGGCGTTGATTAGTGCCAGAAGAGCCTGATGTGCGCAAGCATATGGATCATTACAGGGCTAATAATATCAACTTGCATATTATCCTCCATAGAGGTTCCGGGTTAATGATGGAGACCAACACGCTGTCACGTGTGGTCGTGCGCCGGACACGGATAAGAATCCGGCACTGACAGTTTGCTGAAAGGATATTTCCCTGAAAAGTCAGGGCATAACACGAAAGCGCACGGCGAAGTTAGTCTCTCTGTACAGGTCGTCGTTAAATGTAATTCGATCATGCGCTTCCGGTTGTGGCAATCCGCGAAATGGCGCGGCGGTAAGTATGGCTGGGGCTTCCTCCATTGCTCCAGAAAATGCACCGGGTCGTCAGGTTGACCATACGCTTAAGTGACAGCCCCGCCACAATACCCATGTGTAGTATTTGGTGGCATCAGTTCTACTCCGTGACTGCTCTGCCACCCTTTTTAAAGTGAATTTTGTGATGCGGTGAATGCGGCTATGCGCACGCGGAACAGTTAAAACCGTAAAGTGGTCTTTTACGGGGCGTAACGGGCATCCTTCTGTATTCCGGCGTTAATTGTTAACTGGTTAACGTCACCTGGAGGCACCAGGCACCGCATCACAAAATTCATTGTTGAGGACGCGATAATGGAAACGTTATTACCAAACGTTAATACGTCTGAAGGTTGTTTTGATATTGGCGTTCTGCTCAGTAACCGGGAGTTTACGGAAGATGCCATTAAGATGAGAAAATATGAACCTTATCTTCTCAATGATAATTCCATACTTTCCAGAATTGCCCTTCTTGAACTTGGTATTATCGGAGAACAGCAGTGACTTCAGCATTTGCACTGGTGATGACCGTTTTTCTTATAACGGGTGAGCCACAAAATGTGATTACCGGAATTTATGACAGTAAGTCATCCTGCATTCAGGTAAGGGACGAACAAAAAATCCCCGGTGAATGCCTCCCGTTAAAAAAAGTATCGCTGAACCTGAATAACGAAATACCGGCTGGATAACCAGCCAGCCATATTAACACCATACCAACGGATTAAAAATGCCAGCAATGGCAGGGATTCGTTCACCCTGAAATCTGTAATGAGGTTAAAACAAAATGAGTAAGGTCTTTATTTGCGCTGCTATTCCTGATGAACAGGCCATAAAAGAAGATAGCGCTGTTGCGGTGGCCACTGCCATTGAAGCCGGTGATGAGCGTCGCGCACGCGCAAAATTTCATTGGCAATTTCTGGAGCAATTCCCTGCAGCTCAGGACTGCGCTTATAAATTTATTGTCTGTGAGGATAAACCCGGCATACCCCGCCCTGCCCTCGATTCCTGGGATGCTGAATATATGCAGGAAAACCGCTGGGATGAGGAGTCTGCTTCCTTTGTCCCGGTTGAGACTGAATCAGATCCGATGAACGTCACTTTTGACAAGCTGGCCCCTGAAGTACAGAACGCTGTCATGGTTAAGTTCGACACATGTGAAAACATCACCGTTGATATGGTTATTAGCGCACAGGAATTGTTGCAGGAAGACATGGCAACATTCGACGGACATATCGTTGAAGCGTTGATGAAAATGCCAGAAGTTAACGCCATGTATCCGGAACTTAAGCTGCATGCCATCGGGTGGGTTAAGCATAAATGTAAGCCTGGTGCCAAATGGCCCGAAATTCAGGCAGAGATGCGCATCTGGAAAAAACGTCGCGAAGGTGAACGCAAGGAAACCGGAAAATACACGTCTGTTGTTGATCTCGCCCGCGCCAGAACCAATCAACAACACACTGAAAATTCAACAGGAAAAATCAGCCCGGTCATTGCTGCCATTCATCGCGAATACAAGCAGACATGGAAAACACTGGATGACGAACTGGCCTACGCTCTCTGGCCTGGTGATGTGGATGCCGGAAACATTGACGGCAGCATCCATCGCTGGGCAAAAAATGAAGTTATCGACAACGACCGCGAAGACTGGAAGCGTATCTCGGCATCAATGCGCAAACAGCCTGATGCCCTTCGCTACGACCGCCAGACTATTTTTGGCCTTGTCCGTGAACGTCCGATCGACATTCACAAAGACCCTGTGGCACTGAACAAATACATTACTGAATACCTGACTACAAAGGGCGTGTTTGAAGATGAAGGAAGAAATCAGAGCGCAACTGATACTCTCTCGTCGCCAGTACCAGAAACTGATGCAGTGGAAACGGCAATTCCGGACAACGAAAAAACCGAATGCAAAGTGGAAGTCGAACCATCTGTAGAGCGTGAGGGGCCGTTCTATTTCCTCTTCGCAGATAAGGACGGAGAAAAATACGGTCGCGCAAACAAACTTTCTGGTCTGGATAAGGCACTGGCTGCTGGCGCCACTGAAATCACAAAAGAAGAATATTTTGCCCGAAAAAATGGCACATACACGGGCTTACCGCAAAATGTAGATACCGCTGAAGATTCAGAACAACCAGAGCCGATAAAAGTTACCGCTGAAGAAGTAAACAAAATTATGCAGGCAGCCAATATCAGCCAGCCTGACGCCGATAAGTTGCTTGCTGCATCACGTGGTGAATTTGTTGAAGGGATTAGTGACCCGAATGATCCGAAATGGGTTAAGGGGATCCAGACCCGCGATTCTGTGAACCAGAACCAGCATGAATCGGAACGGAACTACCAAAAAGCGGAACAAAACAGCCCAAATGCGTTACAAAACGAGCCAGAAACGAAACAGCCTGAACCAGTGGCGCAACAGGAAGTGGAAAAAGTCTGCACCGCCTGCGGTCAGACCGGCGGCGGCAACTGCCCTGATTGTGGTGCGGTGATGGGCGACGCAACATACCAGGAAACATTCGATGAAGAGTATCAGGTTGAAGTTCAGGAAGATGATCCGGAGGAAATGGAAGGCGCTGAACATCCACACAAGGAGAACACTGGCGGCAATCAGCATCACGATAGCGATAATGAAACTGGCGAGACGGCAGATCACTCAATTAAGGTGAACGGTCATCAAGAAATCACATCCACCAGCAGGACGTGTGACCATCTAATGATCGACCTTGAAACCATGGGAAAAAATCCTGATGCCCCGATCATCTCAATAGGTGCAATATTTTTCGATCCGCAAACCGGAGATATGGGACCGGAATTTAGTAAGACTATCGATCTGGAAACTGCTGGCGGGGTCATTGATCGGGACACCATTAAATGGTGGCTTAAGCAATCACGCGAAGCGCAATCTGCCATTATGACCGATGAAATCCCGTTAGATGATGCACTGTTACAATTGCGGGAATTTATCGACGAAAACTCCGGTGAATTTTTTGTTCAGGTCTGGGAAAATGGAGCCAACTTCGACAACACGATTTTGCGCCGTTCATACGAACGGCAGGGGATCCCCTGCCCGTGGCGTTACTACAACGATCGCGATGTACGCACAATCGTTGAGCTGGGGAAAGCCATAGACTTCGATGCCAGAACGGCTATTCCATTCGAAGGTGAGCGCCATAATGCACTTGATGACGCCCGTTACCAGGCAAAATACGTTTCAGTTATCTGGCAAAAACTGATCCCGAGTCAGGCTGATTTTTAATGTTCAACCGTCGCCAGTTGTCGTTGATATTCTGCAACTGGCGCGTTCCGGAGTGATAGCCATGAGCGAACAGTACCTGATAACGCTCGACGAGTGGAAACCAAAACGGTTCAGTCTCCCAATAACAAACACTACCCTGGTGAAATACGGAAAACTAGGATACATCGTTCCAAGACCACAAAAAATTCGTGGGCGTTGGCTGATAGATCGCCGAGCAGTATTTGTTGGGCCTGGTGAAACGGGAATTGCGCCGGAAATTCATACTGGCGATGATGATGCACTGAAGGAGATTTTAACTCATGTCACCGAGGCCACGAAAAAACAGCACTGACGTAGCCGGTCTTTACGAAAAGTTTGATCGCAGAACTGGCAGAGTTTACTACCAGTATAAAAATCCTGTGACTGGAAAATTTCACGGACTCGGAACAGACAAAGGTAAGGCAGAAAAAATCGCTTCCACAGCCAATCAGCGAATAGCTGCAGCAGAAGCTGAATATTTCATGCGCAAAATTGATGAAAGTCCGTCAGCAACAAAACGTCGGGGTATCAGATTAAAGGCATGGGTTGATCGATATCTGAAAATACAGGACACGCGACTGAAAAATGGAGACATTGCAGCTACAACCCACAAAGAAAAAGTGCGAATGGCTGCATACCTGGTTTCCCGCCTGGGAAACCACCCATTGAAAGAACTGGAGGTAAGAGACTTTGCATTAATACTGGACGAGTGGATGGATAAAGACATGGTCAGCACAGCAAGAGTAAATCGCGGATTATGGGTTGATATTTATAAAGAAGCACAGCATGCGGGAGAAGTTCCTCCTGGATGGAATCCTCCGGAGGCTACCCGTAAACCGATCCCTAAAGTGACCAGATCCAGACTCACCCTGGAAGACTGGCAAAAAATTTATAATGCAACGCCAGAAAAACACTTTATCCGTAACGCAATGCTTCTTGCGATTGTTACTGGTCAGCGCCGTGATGACATTTGCCACATGCGTTTTTCAGATGTATGGAATGGACATCTACATATAACCCAAGGAAAAACCGGAATGCGTCTGGCCTTACCTCTTACGCTACGATGCGATGAAATTGGGGTATCGTTAAAAGAAGTTATTGATGGATGCAGGGACAGAATGTTGAGTCCATACCTAATCCATAGTAGGCACCAGAAACAACCAAAACCGATGAGTAAAGACAACCTGAGCGATTACTTCGCCAAAGCGCGAGATCTGGCTGGAATAATTCCACCAGCAGGAAAAACACCGCCAACATTTCATGAACAACGCTCCCTGTCAGAACGGTTGTACCGCGCACAGGGTGTCGATACAAAAACATTACTGGGACATAAAGTCCAGGCTACCACCGATCGCTATAACGATACCCGAGGTCAGGAATGGGTTAAGTTGGTTATTTAA